AGACAAAGTGCGGCTTAGGAGAGCCTTGCTGAAAGAGATTCCTAATCCCATTGTGATGGAAACGCATGGCGGAACAGGGAAACTCTACGAGCGATGCTATAAAGGGGTGACTCAAGGGATTGTTTTTGAGAGCGATGGAGACAAGGCGGAAGTTTTAGCCAGACAGCGACCGTCTTGGAGCGTGTGGATGGCTGAGAGTGAAAAGGCCATTTCTGCTGGTGTAGGCTCACATTTACCGATTAACTTTCTTGATTGTGATCCATACGGCAACGCCTGGCCCGTGATAGAAGCTTTCTTTTCTTCTAATCGTCCGCGTACTCAAAAATTAGGAGTAGTAGTGAATGACGGCCTGCGCCAGAAGCTAAAACTGAATGGTGGCTGGACGGTTAGTTCTCTGGCTAATGAAGTTGTTAGGCATGGCAACGACATGCTTTACACTAACTATCTTGAAATCTGCGAGGAAAAGCTAAAAGCAATAGCGGCCCAGGTTGGTTACTCACTGAGCCGCTGGACGGGGTACTATGCGGGCTTTCAAGGCATGATGACACACTATGCTGCGGTGCTGGTGCGAGCGTGATACTGAGGACGGCGCAGGGGGTTGTAGTATCCTTCTGGGAGATATGGTTGAAGGTCATGCTTGACATAATGAGCTTTGCCCAATTCATTCAAAAGGCCCGTAACCTCATGAGTGAATTTCTCCCAATTGGTCAATCGAGTCAGGCGGTGATAGTTGATGCGCCCTACTTTGTAGAGATCAACAAATTCATGGGTTTCTCTGATGATCTGTTTCGCCGTCTCAGTGTCGATGACCGGCTCAAGGCTCACCCATGTAAAAATTCCGGCCTCATGAAACCGTCGCAACGTATCCAGTCGCTCGCCCGGCAAGGCTGCGTTGCGCTCCCACTCGTGCGAGGTTGCGTCATCAAGTGTCGTGAGCGTGGAGGCGAAGCAATCCCGCTCCGGGCGAAACAGATCAAGAAACGGCAAGGCTCTGTGTCCGCCTTTGGTCAGCGTGCAGATGCCCAATCCGTACCGCTGCAAGGTTTCAATCGTCGGGCGCGTCAAGCTTGTATCAAACGGGTTAAAAACATCGGTTGTGAAACTCAAAAAGACTTGCTCGGTTATTCCAGTTTGATAATATTTATAGGCTTCTTTCTCAAGCTTAGAGATGAAATCAGCGCGCGGATTCGCGCCCGCGTCAAACTCGACTCGCGGCATGTGAATAGCCGCTGGTACATAGCAATAGGAACATGAATGCCCACATCCTCTGTAGGGGTTACAGGCGAGAGGCGCGTATTCGCCAGCCTGGCCTGCTGGCGCATAGATTAGCGAACAGCCTTTGATGGAGATGCCATCGGGATTCGTTTGCACTTTCATGGTTTGTCCTTTCTTTTGCCGCGAATTAGCGATTAGTTGTGATGTTAATCCACAGATGAGGTTCTGCTGCTTTAAGTTCATCTATAAATTGTTGTCTTGTTCCTTTTAATGATGTCCGGTAGCTCGTTATTCATTTTCTTTTTCCATTTCGTCCGCGTATTCCTCGGCCGATTTTGTTGGTGTTTCGTAGGTTTCTCCAAAAATGTTAGTAAACATTGCTTTTGCCTCTTAACTGTTCTATCTACACGGCTTATTGTATCACGAATGGACTTAATGTCAAGTCAATTCTTCTATCTAAACGACTTAAGACGTTAAACGCCCTTCTAACGCGGTTGAAAACCTATAGGTTGAAATGGCTCGATACGTAGAGGAAAGAACGGAGATTCAGAAAGCGGAGCATAGAAGGATCATTGCTGCGTTGTACCTGCGCGGCAAGACTCAGGCATCCATCGCGGCTGAGCTTGGTTTATCTATCGCTACTATATCAAGGGATATTAAGGTTATTCATGCTGACTGGCTGAAAGAGACGAGACAGGATTTCGATGCCCTTAAGGCGCGCGAGCTTGAAAAGATAAACGAGGTTGAGCGAGAAGCATGGGAATCCTGGCGGCAGTCGAAAGAAGAGAAGGTAATTACTGCGACTAAGAAAGTGACGGGGGAATCGGGCCGAAATGAAGCGAGCGTAAAAAAAGAGAAGCGTGCTGGCGATACCGAATATTTGCGGCTCGTGCAATGGGCTATTGAACAGCGATGCAAGATATTCGGCTTCTACGCACCAACTAGACTCACGATTGAAGAGATGGACCGGATTATCAATCAGCTTGGCGTGAGAGAATCGAAAGAAGATGGAAGCGCAGACTCAGCCTTTATCAACTAACCCTGTTTGGGCGAATCTTCTGCCTGTTCATCGCGAGCAGGTAATCGAGAGGATTCAACAGCGCAGGCTATTGCGCCATGATTTGCCTAGCCTGCCCGATGAGGGGAAGGCGCGGTATCAGTTTGAGCCCGCTGCCTACATCTCTGACAAGCTTGGCTGGGAGCCGTGGGCGGGCGATGAAGCGCACCCCGGTCAAGTTGAGATTCTTGATGCGTATGTGCGAGCTTTACAGCAGCAGCATGAGCGCGATGCTTACGAGAATGGCGAAAAGACCGTAGATCAGCTTCAGTACTGGAAGCCGGGCGATGTAATTCAAAACTGGCTTCGTCTTGAAGGTGGTCATAATACAGGAAAAACAAAAGTTGCTGCTGCAATCGTCAGTCATTTCTTTGACCACTTCAATCCGTCCGTCACCTATACCTACGCGCCAAGCTGGGAGCAGATTCATGACCTGCTGTGGAAGGAAATCAAAGACGACCGTGATGGCAAGTCGTTAGCCGGGCGAGTTCTTGATAGTTGCGAAATAAAAGACAGCGCAAAGCATTTCGCTAAAGGCCGCGCAACTGATAACAGTTCAGGTAAAGGCCGCGAACGATCACATGGGCAGCATGAGAAGTATCAGCTTTTCGTGCTTGATGAAGCAGAGGGTATTCCTGATTTCCTTTATGATGCGCTGCCCGGCATGACAAGCGGCGGTATTTCAATTGTTATCTTACTTGCGAATCCCCGAACACGCACAAGTAGGTTTCATAAGCTCGCCGCACTTTCTTATGTTGTTAATTTTCGCCTCTCCTGTCTCTATCATCCGAATGTTTTGAGTGACAGAGAGATTGTTCCCGGCGCGGTTCGACGGTCATATGTTCTCAAGACAATTGAGGAGCATTGCGAAACGGTTGATGAGCATGACGAAGATAATCACACCTTCACTCTACCGTGGGAGCCTGCGATTATCTATAAGCCGGATAGTGAATGCATGTTCACCGTTCTGGGGATTGCGCCCGCGAATTCCGGTTTACGTTGCTTTGTCCCGACCGGGCGTTTTGAGGCCGCAAGTAATCGGAAGCCTATCAGTCAAGAGCCGCATAAGGCGCGCATGGGGCTTGATTGTCAACGTGATGGTACAGACTTTGGCAGGCTGTATGTTCGGCATGATGGCGCGGCTTGGCTGGCTGAGAGTTTTCAAACTGAAAACACCTACGAGTACAGCGACGGCGTAAAGAAAGTCGCGCTGGATTTGAAGCGCAAGAGCGCGAGGCTTCAATCAAATCCATCTGATTGGAAATCTATCCGCAATCAAGGAATAACAAGCCTGCATATTCGCGTAGATGCGGGCGGCGGATTCGGTGCTGGCCCGGCTGATAGGTTACGACGCGAGCAAGATTTGATTGATGCCTTTCCTGATTTTCAAGTCATTGAAGTGCATTTCGGAAGTTCAGCAAAGGACGCTGAAAAATACTTCGATAAGATCACGGAAATAACTGCCGACGCGGCCGAGTCGCTAAAGGGTCTGGCTATCTTGAATGCCTCTGCGTTGCTTGAGCAGGATTTGACCGAACGGCTTTACGACTGGCGCAATGTGGCTGGTAAAGAGCCGAAGAAGCTAGAGAAGAAAGACGAATTCCGCAAACGTCATAGTGGTCGCTCCCCCGATGACGGCGACGGTTTTGTTCTGGCCGTGGCGGGGGAGGGGCTGTTTACGGCATCCGGCTACCAGTGGGACTTCGCCTAATGCGCGCACTAGACATTATTCGCCATCCAGTTCAATCCTTCCGTGCTTTGAAGTCAATTCCGTTTGAGCGTGGCGACGGCGGCATGGGCGGGTACGGTGCGATATCCTTCTATCAGGGATTGGTAGACGCAGGGCTGAGTTTTCAATCACAGAGGATTAACTACGAGTCGGAGGTTGGTGATTTAGCTAACACCGAACTGATGGCATCCGCAATTCGCTGGGTGAGTAAGAATCTTGCGGACGCGAGATTGTACGTTGCAAGTAAAGACTCTGATAATAAGGAAACTGAAATTGCCGACCATCCGCTGATTCAACTTTATGATACGCCAAATCCCTACTACAGCGGACAGGTTCTATTGCGCGGCTTGGTAGCCTCTCGTTTAACTCGCGCTACTTCCTATATCCGAAAGGTTAGGAATTTATTTGGTCAAGTAATCCAGCTATGGTGGGAACCGACAGAGAGAACAAGAGCGCGATGGTCTATGGATGGCGGCGGCTTCATTGATTACTTTGAAGTATGGCGCAATGGCGCATGGTATGCGGTAAAGAAAGAAGACATGATCGCGCTCTATGACGGCGGGCTCGATCCGGTGACGCGGGAAGGATGCAATGGTATTTCCTCACTATGGGCTGAGTTCTACGCGGATAAGCAGGGTGCGCGGTATATGGCGAATTTGCTGCGTCATGGCTTAGTTCCTCCTGTTGCAATCGGATTAGGCAACGCGACTACGCCGGGGCCAACGGGCGATGATCTGAAGCTGGCAAAAAAAGAAATGTTGCGTAAGTTTCACGGCCAAAATGCGGGCGAGCCTTTCATGTCAAGCGGCCCTGTGACGGTCGAGAAGCTTGGCTTTGATTATTCCTCTGTTGGCATGCGCGATGTCCGACGCATACCTGAAGAACGGTTTTGCTCTGTGATTGGCATATCGCCTCAGTCTTTACGCCTTGGTCTCGGTCAAGAGAATTCCACTTATAATAATGTCGAGGGCTACACGCGGCTTGATTATCAAGACTACATCATGCCCTTACAGCGGGAGATTGCGGCGGAATTAACTAAGCAATTACTACCAGAGTTTGGCGATACAGACGGACTAATGATCGGCTGGAACTATGATAATGTCGCCTTACTAGCCGAGGATAAGTACAAAGAATCGGAGCGCATCAGAGGGCTTTTCAAAGATCGAGTGTTGAATCTCGCACAGGCGTTGGAAGCTATTAGTTACAATCCTCAACCCGGCGATGAGAAGATTTATTATCCTGTACCGCAAACTAACATCACCTTGTCACCTATAGGTGAGTCGTTGCTGAGTGACGTGATACCGCCAGAGGTTAAGCCGAACGGTGGAACGAAGCCGAGTTAGTTTTACATGTGGCATGCCCGAAACGCCCGAAGGCTTTCAGTGTGACTGCGGCTACCAGTTCCCGCAGATACTCGTTACGTTCGATAGCCCCGCTCAAGATGTAATGGTCACTGTTGTTTGCCCTCAGTGCCTGACGACATGGGATAACACATCACGCAGTAAGGTGATTTCGTGAGGGTAGATTCCTATTCGTAGCCCCTTCTTAAATCGGAGTAGAAACATAATGGAAGATACATTGCTTTATTTTGGCGACGCTGTAAAGGTGCTTGATGACAGCGGGCGCGTTGGCGGCTTGCTCGTGAGGTTCAGCGACGTTAAGTATAAAGACCTTGACGGGCAGTATTTCGATAAGAATGGGTACTACGGGCCGAAGAATGGCGACGGGGCAGAATGTCTTTTTGATCATGGTTATCCCGTGCCCGCGAAGCGATACTTTAAGAATCTTGACAGCGAAATGCTTAAGGCGTTAACTGAGCTCGCTGACCACACTTTTGCTCCGATTAAAACATCTCTAACGCCTCTTGGCATTTTCGCGGAAACAGTTTTGAACCTTGAGGATGATTACGAAAAGTTTATCTTCAGCCGTGTTAAGAAGGGTAAAATCGGGTGGTCAAGCGGAGCGCCGGGGCATCGGGTGAAGGCAGAAAAGGACGGAAGGATAACGCGATGGCCGATTGCTGAGGGTAGCCTAACCCCTCGCCCAGCAGAGCCGATGAGTCGCGTGGTTAGTATCAAATCGCTTGCGGCTGTCAAATTTGTTACCCTTGATGAGGACGATGCGGTTTTGGATGATGCGCTCTCAAGTGAGCCATCCGTAAAATCCTTTACTCAAAATATCTTATCTTCTGTCTTATCTCGCCACATAGATGACCGAGTTGATGACGGTCACACGCATCAGTCTATTATCAAGTCGTTGGCTCGCGAAGCCGGAATAGAAGCTGAACAGGTTGAAGCGATACTGAGCGATACCGTCCGCGCTTCCGACGCGAATTTAAAGGCATTTGCTCGTGTACTTGATTTGTCATTCGACGTCCTGAAGTCGGCAACGCGCAAAGATTACGCTAAGACCATTAAGGGGATGTTTGAGGAATCGTTAAATGAGCAGATACCTTCTCGATGGCAGTTGGACTCTATTTACTGCGACATCATAAAGAAGATCGCAAATACGGCTCAAGCCAGCGCCATAACTGGCGTGGAATTTGATTCTGAGGCGAAGATTAAAGAGGCGACAGCCGAGTATTTGGCGCGTCTTCAGGAACTTGCTGTTAATCAGGTTAATACTTATGTCGAGTCAGGTTCAGATGAGCCCTTTTATTTAAAGGCAATCATTGATTTCAACTCCGAACTCCCGGCAACCGAGAGTTTAGAGCCAGATGACCATTGCTCACTGGCGGCATCCGCCTTCAAGAGCGTCGTTGCGCGTTTTGAGAGGTTCCACCAAACGCGCGTGAAGGCGGGCCGCGTGCTGAGTGAAAAGAATCGGGCACGCTTGGTCGTTTTAGTTGAGCAGATAAAGCAGGCGGTATCCGACTGCGAAACCTTGCTTGACGAAACGAAGCCAATGGCGAGCGATGAAGCGAAGCGGGCGGCTCTTACGAATCACCTGCGACTCAAGCATGAGCGTAGGCAAGCCATAGGAGCATAGCTATGAAAACATTTGAAGATTTGGTTTCAGGCGGTACGACTACCGAAATTGGCGCGATGATAGCTGCACATACGAAGCGGTACGATGTTTTGCTTGCTGAGGCGACGAAGCGCGCGGACAAAGCGAACACACAAGAAGAACTTGATGAGATGCTGCGGCTTGACGATGAGGCTGAAAAGCTTCAAGTTAAATATGCGGAGCTGAAACGTGTAGACGACGCGACGAAGCGAAACATGGCGCGAACGAAGGCCATCAAAACGCCTGTTGATGGTGTGCCATTTCACACCGATAACTCCACTCCTGACACCGACGCGCCTAGCGTCGAATTTTCTAGCGTGTCATCTGTGAAGCACATCAAAGCCGAAACGCCGAAAGCGGCTGAGTTGAAAGCCTATCGTTTTGGTCGATTCTTAATGGGGGCGTTGTTCCGTCATCACAAGTCGCTCGACTATTGCATGAATAACGGTATTGAGATTAGAGGGCTCAATGACAACGGCAACGAAATTAAGGGCTTTGATGTCAAGGCGCAGATTGAAAGCGTCAATGAGTACGGTGGCGTACTGGTTCCGGCTGAATTCGACCGTATGCTGATTGACCTGCGTGAGCAGTACGGGGTCTTCCGGCGCAATGCCCGCGTATCACCAATGGCTGGAGATACAAAAGTCATACCCAGACGTAATACAGGGCTTACCGCGTATTGGACTGGCGAAGCGCAGGAAATCACGCGCTCGACAAAAACATGGGACAGCGTTCAATTGGTTGCGAAAAAGCTGGCCGTGCTGGTTGCTTACAGTAATGAGCTGAACGAAGACGCGATTATCAATCTGGGTGACGATCTCGCCTCCGAAATCGCCTATCAATTTGCTCTGAAAGAAGATCAGGCAGGCTTTAACGGCGACGGCACATCTACCTATGGTGGCATCCTGGGTGTCCGGGCCAAGATGCTTGGACTCGATGGCACGATTGGCAATATTGCGGGTCTGAAGGTCGGCACTGGTAATGCCTATAGCGAAATTACGCTAAATGATTTCATTGGCACGGCAGGTTTGCTGCCTGTCTACGCCGATACGCCGAATGCCAAATGGTATATGCACAAGTCTGTCTACTATAACGTGGCCGCGCGACTTGAGGCGGCAGCGGGCGGTGTGACGGCGGCTGAGATACGTGACGGCTTCCGGCGTCCTACTTTTCTCGGCTATCCGGTTGAGTTCGTTCAGGTCATGCCTTCAGTAGAAGCCAATTCGCAGGTTATGGCGCTGTTTGGTGACCTCGCTCTGGCAGCGACGATGGGTGACAGGAGAAAGACCACGCTGTTTACTGATCCTTATTCGCTTTCGTCTACTGACATGATTCAGCTTCGCGGGACTGAGCGTGTAGATATTGTCGTGCATGATGTTGGCAATGCAGACTCAACGGCTGCGAATCGTGTTGCCGGGCCGATGGTCGGGTTGATAACTGCCGCAGCATAAGGAGAGATAATATGTTTGATTTGCAAAACTGTAAGTTCGTGAATGTGACGCCGCCCGCTGCTATTGTGGATAACGCGGCATTCACTACGGCGGCGGTTGATACCGCAGGCTTTGGCGCTTGCCTCTTTATCGTGCAACTTGGCGCGCTCGATATAGCCGTTGCCGCAATGAAGTTGCAAGAGTCCGATGCCTCGAATATGTCCCCCGCAGTAGATATAACAGGCGCGGACTTTAGCGTAAGTCCGCTGACTCTTCCTTCTGCAACTGCTGATAATGGCTTGTTTGGCATCTTCGTCAACTGTATAGGTAGAAAGAGATACCTTGATCTATCGCTGACGGGCGGCGATGGTTCGACCGGCAGTTTTGCGTCTGTTCTTGCTATTCTCTACCGACCGCAAGAAGGCGCAAGCAATGCCACCAAGCGCGGATTTTCGCAGTTTGCGATTGTCTAGGTACGGATAAGGGGCTGGCCCGTGCTGGCCCCTTCGAATTTTAATGATTGGGGTGGGGCTATGTTTCCATGTCAGTTTTGTAATAAGCCGTTCGATACGGCTATTGATCTGCAACTTCATCAGCGCGAGTTTCATGCTGGAAATAAATCAGTGGTTGCAATGGATGTAAACAACT